TGCGTACCGTTACCAAGAATCGCCGGGCCACTCATCAGACACACTCCTGAAGGTACTTGGACCAAGCCACCATTGACACTTTGAGTGGCTGCAATATTTGCAGTGATTGCGCTCGTGTCATTGGTGCCCCAGGCCGCCAGTTTGTTTGAGGCTGTCGTTGAAGCGCTGACAGAGAGCGTAAACGAGCCGCTGCCGACAGCGGTGATACTGCCGATGAGCAGGCCCCCTCCGACGCCTGCACCAGTCACCGCCGCAGTCTTGCTAATATCACTACTCGTCAAGGTCGAGCCGGGCACGCTGACGTTAGGCGAGCCAGCAGTCATCGAGGCGTTCTGCACGAGCTTGGTATCGCACTTTGCTCCGTAAGCCTTGATATTGAATCCGAAGCCTCCCTTGTCCTCCACAGCTCCGCGCGCCCCGTTGAAGAATTCTGCCAGGCCGTCATTACGCACACGCAGGCGCACCGTGTCCTGCGTCTTGATATCGACGACACCGGAGCCGGTGGCTCCGGTGTCAGCGCCGAGGATGGTCGAGCCGGTATTCTCAATGCCTCCGGTGCCTGCGCCGCTCAAGCTGAGAGCAGAGCCGTCGCCTTCGAACCTGCGCGCCCTGACGGTGTCCACGCTAATGATTTGAGGTAGGGCAGAGTTCGGCACCTTGGCATTGATCTCGCTGCCGTTGATCGGCCCTGTGACGGTCAGGCTGTTGCCGGTGATATCGCCGCTCACTTTCAGATTACCTGTGAGCTTAACGGTCTGGCTGCCGTTGTGCTGAATCGCGTCTGTCTTGAGAGTTTTGCTGACACTCGCGTCTCCAGTGATGGTGGCATTGCCTGTGACTGAGGCATTGCCGCCGACGGTCTGGTTGCCGCTCACCGTTTGATTGCCGCTCACGGTCTGGCTGCCGGTGACGGCGACCGTGCCGCTCGCGCCCGTGGTGCTCTTGAGTGAATTGGTTGTGACCGTGGCGGCCTGCGCGTCGCCTGTGGTCTGGGTCGAGCCTGCGACCGTGACGGTCGTCCTCGACTGGGTGATGATCGAATCCTTGAACCCGGCGGCATCATCCCAGACCTGAAGCTTGCCCGCCGTGTGCGAGCCGATCAGCAGTTGCGCGATGGTCGCACTGGCGACCGCCGCCCGGTAGGAATCGAGCCCGGCCACCGAGGGGAATGTGTATCTGACCTGGAGGTTTGTGTCCGTGACCTTATAGGGAGCTAGAGAGACGGTCGATGTGGCCGCCGGAATGTCGTAGATGCCGACCAACTCCTTGTTCAAGCTGCTGTCGGAATAATAGACCTGGTAATAAGCCGCAGGGCTCATCGACCGGCTGGGAAAGACCGAGATGTCAAACTGCCCGTTGGAATCAAGCGAAGCCGAGACGGTCGATCCGACCGGCGAGATGCCGACAGGCGTCGTCACCTGCTGCGTCAAGATAAAGGTCACATGACCTGCACGGGGCGCGCCCCCGGGCGTCGTGATCGTGTCGATGATTCTCGTTTTGGCGCTCGTCACCGTGAGCGTCGCGGTCGCATTCGAGCTGTTCTCGCCGCCCGATGTCACTTTGAAGGTGAAGGAGTCGCCCCCGGTATAGTTGGCCGTCGGCGTATAGATGACCGTCCCGGTCGAGGCATTCAAACCTGAGAGGCTACCGTGCGTCGGGTTGGCGACGATTGAAAAGGTGAGCGCCGTGCCTTCTGCATCCGAGCCCTGAAGCTGCAAGACCGATTGCCGGTTAATGGGCACGGCGGTCGAGAAGCTGGTCGCCACCGGCACAGTCGGCATCACCGCCTGCACACGGATGAGTGCTGTCTGCATGATTGCCAACAGCAGAAAGAGGGAAACTATTGATCGGATTTTACTATTCATCATTTACTCCAGGTCGTTTAAATTTACTTTGTCACGCGGCACGGGATTGAAAACTCCGACGGTGCCGCCCGCGCCCGCATCGTCGGCAAAGGAGAGTTCGAGCACTTCGGACTCAGGCGTCCACGCGTTTCCGCCGCTGTGCGCGACCGTGACGTAGATCGTCTGGGGGAACTGTGGGACGGAAGCCGAGAGCTGGTATTTGAGGCCCGCCCAGATGGCCGTGCCGTCGTTGGTTGTTTCGAGGTCGCCGAAGCGCAGGAAGGCGCTGCCCGAGGCGACTGTCACGGCTAATTCGTCTTCGAGGGCGAGCGCGCCGTCAACATAGACCGAAGCCGTCGCGCCGCCGGCGGCGACGACGAGATAGATGTTTGCGCCTGCACCCCCATGCGCGGTCGGATCAGAGCCGTTAAGCACCAGGTTGGTCGCGTCAAACGAGAGATTGAATTGCTTGGTCGCATTCCTGACACGCACCGCGACCGAATCGCCCGCGCTCGCATCAACTTCCTGAGCGGAGATCGAGGGCACGGGGATCACCAGCGTAAAGCCTTCTTCGAAGGGGTCTGTGGGGAAGCTTGATTTCGTGTAGAAGGTTTGCAGGTTTGTGCTCTGGGTGTTGATCTGCCAGCCGCCGCCGCTCGCGCCCACCGTGCCTGCGCCTGTCTTTGCCCAGCCGACGCTCAAAGGATCATCACCGGGATTGAGCGTGTAGTCAGGAGTGAAGACGCCTCCCCGATCAAGGTCAAAGTAACGCGGCAGCTCCCTTGAACTATAATCGGAGCTGGCGAGCACGATCTCAGTCGCCCCGGACATGTCAGCGTTCGGAGAGATGCGCACTCTTCGCTCGCGCGCAAAGCGTGTGAAGCCATCGATGCCGAGCGAGACACGGTCAGTCGTCGCCTCTCCGACCTGGCCGACCACGGGAGCTTCCGTTTCGCGCTGGACGATAATGGTCGCCTCGACCGCATCCTTGAGGCTTCGCACGCTTGCGATGCCTCTGGCGCTGTAGCTGATCGTCGAGAGAATGATGTTCCGGTCCAGGTCGAGCGCGACCGGATAATCGATCTGTGCGCCCGGTGAGAAGCGACCAATGAAACGCGCCGAGCGCCAGGACTCACCCTCATAACGCCACCAGACGCCGACTGAGGCTGCGCCGACGCGCACAGACGGGTACCACGCAGCCCGGGCCTGCGGCCTGAGCACGATGTTTTTCCCGCCACTGGCTTTTAAGCGAATATCCATCTCTCTGCTTTAAGTCGTCACGATCTCATTGAAGCCTGCGCGCCCCTGCCCGTCGTGCTCGATGCGAAAGCGCACGCGCGTCCCCGTGGCGACGGCCAGTGTGCCCGCCGCGACGTGGCCCTGCGCATTGCTTGTCACCGTGCCGAGGTCTGCGCCGTTTGTTACGTCCCAGATCTTCACCGTCAGCACGCCAGCGAAGCCGAGCGCGCCGTCATCGTCGTCAATGGGAATGTCGAAAGCCGGAAAATTGCTCATCTGTTAGAACCCCAACTCGAAGCGAATTCGATCAAATAAAAATTCCGTGTGCTGAAAGCCGATGACGTGCGGCATCCCCCGTGGGTCGCCGCCATCGTCCGTGATCCCGGGCGTCGGAAAGACCGGAGGCACGATCAACGGGTTCTCCATCTGATCGTAGAAGTCCTGTGGATACGCCTGGCAGCTCATCGTGACTCTCAGGTCGGATTTGCGCCGGAGTTTGCGGATGCGGAAATACTCGAACCTTTGCGCGCCCGTGCGCTTGTTGACGAGTGTTGGCGAGAGCACGCGAATCACCTGGTATTTGTGCAGGCCGATGGCGAAGGAGAACCAGGTGTCGAACTCGACCCGGAAATTATTGGAGATGCCGCCTTCGTCGAACTCGCCCAGGTGCAGCAGGTAGTTTCCGAGGCGCGCCGCCTCGTGAAAATTGATGATCCCAAAGGCGGAGAACTTTTTCTCGACAACGCGTCGTGACGTGTCTCCGCTGGCTTCCCCGGCTCGGAGCTGCTGCTCGACCGATTCAAAGGGGAGCTGGATCTCCGCGTAGTTCTGCATCTGATCTTCATAAGTGAGGATGATTCTGTTCGCCAGCTCCGCGTCAGAGATCATTGACCATTTGAGAATCGGTTTGCCGTCCTCGTCCGTGACGATGTTGCGATCAGGGCCATAGTCCATGAAGGTCGGGATCGTCGCGTTGTCGATCTCTTCCCGCTTGAGCGCGACGGCGCGCAGCTTCCCCTGGTAGGGAAAGGGGAGGCCGAAGCGCCCGGCGCGGCAGGTGTCAGTGATCTGCTCCTGAGCAGAGCGGTCGTTCAGCTCCGCGTCGAATCTCGTGCGAAAGCCTGTATAGACTGCGCCCGTGTTATCGATGAAGCCGACGGTCTCATTCCCCCAGTTATCGAGCGCAATAAAGTCAGAAATCCAGAAGCGCGCATGGGCTTCGCCGAGTCCCCAGCGTTTGTTGGTGTATTGTTCGAGCAGCCACCAGGCGCGGGAAGTCGTATAGCCTTGATAGTATTCGGTCGGAGACGTGTAGGATCGAACATTCTTAAAGCCCTGGACGAAGACGCTGCCCGCTGGCAGCCCTCCGGCATCGACGTTCTCGAAGTCGCCCTGTGTGACTCCGAGCATGAGCGCCGTGCCTGAATAGTTGGAGACATCCGGGGCAAAGGAGGTCGGGGCCTGGCGCAGCTCGCCGCTTCTCAGATTGAGGTGCTCCGGCGCGACCGGGACGCCATCCATCGCCGCGCTCTGTAAATAGTCGTTCGGCCCTTCGCAGACTTCGTAGAGGACGCCGACACTGCCTTCGTCCGGGTGTGCCGTGTTCGGCTCCGCCAGGTAGGTTAGTACATCCAGATCGTAGACCGGACGACGGCCTGCGATGACGCGAATAGGCCGCTTAAGGTTCGATTCGTTCCCCCGCGATGAGGCAATCCGGCTGCCGCCCCTCGACTGCCTGACGATGTGCTGCACCTTCACCGAATCGGAACCTAAATAAGAGAGAGTATCGCCGAGCCGCTCGATGCAGGCGGGACGGTTTCGCGGGCACGAGCGGAACGGTTGTCCCTCCGAGTCGAGATTGCCGAAGGTGCCGCCTTCGAGATGACGGTCATACGGGCAATCATTCTCCGCGACTTCCTCAGCCGTCTTCAGCAGAGCGCCGAAGATCGCCTGGCAGCCCGCGAAACCCGGTGAGCGGCGCGGCAGTGGAAGGAGCGGCGAGCGAAACCCGACGGCGATGCTCGCTTTGAAGCTGGTCGCATCCGCCTCTTCGGGCGGCCTCATCAGCCCCCAGAAGACTGAGATCGCCAGGTCAACCTGCGGGAAGTAGTAGTAGATCTCGCAGCGGATGCCTTCGCCATAGTCCCAGAAGAGCCGCGACATCTCGCCGTCAAGATCCTCGAACTCGATCTCGACCTCGTCATCTGAGACGCCGGTGTCAACGAGGATGTCCTGAAAGAAGCTCGTTTCATCCTGGACCGGGATTCGCGTCTCAATAGGGGAGAAGGGAATGTTTGGGAAATGCTCGTCTAACTGCATCGCGGCATAGAATTTCGCGCCGTCGGGGGCGGGCCAGCGCACCTCTACCACCTCGACGACTTGCGGGCGCGAGATCGCTTTGAGCGCCGCAAGCTTCCCCTGTTGTTCTGCTGTCAGTTCGAGATCACTCATGTTTAGAAGGAGTCCGTGTTCTCCACGTCCACCGGATCGGATGTCACCTCGACGCCCCTCTCGCGCCGCTGTTCCAGTTCGAGCCCGGTCGAATAGAGCTTGCGCGTGAGAAGCTGGTACGTAAGTTTGTTATCGACGAAGCGCGCGAAGTATTTCCGCTCATCAATGGGGTCAACGATCACAAAGGATTTGTCTCCGGCACCTTTGTGGCGGCAGAAGAACTCCCAGAGATATAGCGCTCGGGTTTGCAATCCGAACTCGCCAGCATCGAGGAGATAGTCTTCAAGGTGCGGGAGCACGTCGATTGAGATCGACCACGATCTGAGCCCATCGGGCGAGCCGACGAGCGCCGACGCGTCGAACCCGTCGCCGAACGGAGCGCGTAGCAGGTGGAACTCTATTCCGGCGCTCTCGATGCGAAAGCCCTCCGTGATGATCTCCTCGAATGCGTCCTCGAAGCTCATTCCGTGTTCTGTCTCCTGCTGATCCCGTCCGTGACGCTCGCGTCCCGATCCATCGAGCGCAGGACTCCGCGCCCAAAGGCATGAGGATTCTGCCGCGCGCCCATTGCGACGATCTTCCCGGGCGAGATTCCCTCCAGACGACTAGCCACTGCTGTATGCGCACGCGTGGCGGCTGTATTTTCTTCGACGGCTGCCGCGACCCTGTTGAGCGCCTGGGCGACCGAGGAGTTGTTTGAGTTGCGCGCTGGTGTTCCGCTGGGCGTGATCTGATTGGTTGGCAGAGTAGCCGAGTTCCCGTTCGTGTCCGTATAGGCACGGGTGCCGGGCCTAGATGAATAGCCACCGCCGCCGCCCGCGCCGTTGTTTTTAAATGAGTCCCCGGCGATTGCTCGCCCGGCAAACGCGGTGACACCGGCGATGGACGCGAAAAGGGCCGCACCTGCGAAGTCGGCTGCCGCGCGGGCGGGATTGAAGAACAGATCGACGATGCCCTGTGCCGTCCAATAGATAGCTTTGACGGCTGACTCTGCAGCGACCGATGCGAGGGCCTGTGCGGTAAGCTTCTTCAGTGCCGCCGGACCAGTTGAGCCCAGCAGAATGAAGTTCTCGACCATCGAGCCAATGCCGCTGGCGAAAGTGCCGACTGCATTTTCCCCGATCTCTTTCACGTCACCCCAGGCACGCTTAAGCCCATCAATCGCCTTCTCTGCTCGTTGGACTTCGTCCTCTGTATCTCTGCCTGTCAGATCGAAGCGGTGACGCCGGTCTTTCTTTTGTGCCTCCGGGAACGGAGGCGGAGGTTCTATATCGAAAAGGTGCTTTTCACTTGCTGCGGCACGATCAGCGGCTTCGGCTAAACGGTTGAGGATGTCAATATTCGTTTCAACTCCGACGTTGAAGTCAGCGATGGCTTTTCTGTTGTCAATGACGTTGGCGTTCCATCGCGCCCAAGCTTCTGCCTCTTCGTTAACGTACGCGCCTAGACGGCGATGCTTTTCGATCATGTCATCAACCGCATCCATCGCGGTTGGCGGGAAGTCGAACTCGCGGATTGTTCGTTTTTGGTCTAGTAAAAAATCTGCAAATTCGTATGCGCTAACTTCCCTTTGCTTCTGGATTGCAAGCTGAACTTTCCTTAAATCAATGTCTTTAGCTCTATTTATAATTTGATCTTTTAGAGTATCGTTCAGCTTCGCATAGGCTTTATCTTCAAGCTGTATCCGAACTTGGCTCTCTTTAGAAAGAGCCGCAAGCATCTTGTGTTCTTGTGTTAGTTGTTCAAGCAGTTTGTCTCCCCGGTCTTCGGGGGTGTTTTTATGAGTAGCGCGGCTGCTTTTGTCGCGTGTACCGTTGTTGTCGTAATCGTAGTAATCACGCTTTCTCTTTTTGAAAGGAGAGTCGAGTGTGCCGCCCGCCTCAGCTTTATCTTCAGGGAAAATATCCTTAGCGATTCGGCCCGCGACATCTCCGGCGGTAGTGAACCTGTTGAGAACTTTTTCAATCGGAACGAGGTACTGGTTATAGAGAGCGGCAACCACACCGATTGCTACGCTGGTGGCCGTCGATGCCGCGCGGCCCCAGTGATCCCACTCTGAACGTTGTTCAGATAATTCGTTAGAGACTAATCGCATCCCTCCGGTGATTTGAGGCATCACCTCACGACCGATGGAGAAACCCAAGCCCCTGATCTGAGCGGCCAACGTATCGAGGGTGTCCCCGAATTCATCGGCAGCTTTGGCGTCCTCATCGCTGAAAGTAACACCTAAATTCTTTGCGGTTTGGACGAGCTTTTTAAGGTCCCCATCGGCGGCATTGATAGTAGGAATGAGACTCGCGCCGCTCTTACCGAAGGCATCCATCGCGGCGTTCGTTTGCCTAATGCCGGGGGGAGCATCATGGATGGTTTTAAATGCTTTCCCTAGTGCCCCTTCTAAATCGTTGATGGCTGCTTTGGGGTCGATGCCAAGTCTGATGAGTTTTGCCTTTGCTTCGTCGCTGCCGCGCGCCGCCTCGCCGACCGTCTTTTCAAACCTGACTAACCCCTGTGAGAAATCTTCGATGGAGGAGCCTGACTGGTCTGCCGCGAACTTGATGCTTGAGATGGTTTCTGCTGAGAGTCCGGTCTTTTCGCCGAGGTCGTGAATAATCGAGCCGTAGTCGGATGTCTCTTTGGCGAGATCAAAGACGGCAATGCCCACGGTTGTGACCGCCCCGGTGATTGCCGACGCCCCGGCGAGAATGGCAGTCGGTGAGGTGAAGGCGCTAACGATGGAGCTTTTAAGATTGCCAAAACCTGACGCGGTTTTATCAACCTGCGCGTCCAGCGCGCGCAGGTCTTCCTTGCCGAGCACCTTGGCGTCTATGACGACGCTGATTTTCGAGGCCAGGATATTGCGTCCCATCGCCCTACTTCTTGCCCTTATTAAACCGCTTCGATAGAACGACCGCCGCGCGATACATGAGCAGCCGGTTGAGGCCGCGCTCTGTCCATTCTGTTTCGATCACCACGGGGTCGATGCCCTTTTCATCGGCCAGTTGCAGAATCGGCAGATCATCTACTGGGCAGGGGCCTGACTTCCCTCCGGTGCCGAGCCATCGAGCGAGGCTCCAGAGGGTTGAGTTTTTGGGTCATAGCACTCGACGACCGCCTCGAAGATGTTCTTGACATTAGGTCGCTCCTCCGTATTCTCCATCGCATCAAAGAAATCGAAAGTGAGAGGCACCGGCTGGTCATCTTCATCGACGAATTGCGGGATCGACTTCACCGTCTTCTCCAGGTACCTGGCCATCTCGACATGTCTCTTTCCCGCATCCTCGCTGAGAGATTCACGGATTCCCCGCGAGACTTTCGGGCTGATGCCCCGGACGATGATTGCGACCTCTTCGGTCACCTGCTGCCCGTCATCATCTGTAAAGATAATCTTGGCTTTCGCCTCGTGTGTGATGTCTACGATCCTGCTCGCCCTGATCTTTCTCATACGTGCTCCTTATGTAGAATTTCCGCAGGCTGATCGAATTTCTGGACCAGCCTGCGGAACAATTAATCACTCAAGTTGGTCGCCGCCTGGCTTATGACGACAGGTCTCTGTGATAACCGAACGTGCCCAAATCTGCGTCTTCGTCCTTCTCGTCGTCTGAGAGGACGTTGCCCTCCAACTCGTACATGGCCGCCTCTTCGCCCTTGTAGGGGATCTTCTGCGCCGGGCCGAGCGCGACGCGGTAGAGTCCGACCTGCATCGGCGCATCGTCGTCGGCGATGTTCACACCTTTGAAGATGATGAATTTTTCCTGAGAGCGCTTCTTCAGGAGTCCGACAGACTTCTGATCGGCGGCTTCCGTGCCCGCGATCTTGAAGGGTTGTGTGTAGCCGGTGACGTTCAGGAACTTCACCGTCCCATGAACCAGATCGACTTCATAATCGTCCTCATCAACCGTGGCCGGAGCGACGGCGCTGTCAGTGATCACGATGCTCGACACCCTGGTCCGATTACCGGGAATGATGTACGTCCCTCCGGCCTGAATGCCTGAAGGGAATGCGACCGCGCTGAAGTTACCGCCCGCGCCCTCGACTACTTCACCGAAAAGCGCGAGCGCCAGGTTCTCCATGGTTGCCTCTTTGGCAACGATGCGCACCTTTGCAGTCTGCCGAGTGGCGACGTGCAGGTCCTGTCGGCTGATCGCTTTCTTCGTGTTGAAGTTGTCGGCGAAGGTCACATCGACCGAAACCTCAAACTCCGGCACTTCGCCGAGGTCCTGTAATGCGCCGGGATTGCCATTCGCGTCGCGGTCGGCAATCGCCAGTTCGCCTCTGCCGATCAAATATGTCGCTTCCATTTTTGTTTACCTCTATTTGTAGGGGTCGAACGTGTCACTCAAGTACTCGATCTCGATCTCGACGGCTGCGCCCGCCACTTCAAAAGATTCTTTGGGGATGATGAAGCCGTCTTGTTTGGGCTTCGTATCGAGGGCCAGCTTTCCCCAGCGCTGGTCTTTCTTGATCGCCGCGAGCACGTCGCCGATCATCACTCTGAGGTCTGTAACGAGCGTGTTGCTGGCCGCGAAGATGCGAATCTGCACGGGCAGTGTGTTGGGCGTGCGCTTCTGTTCCTTATCGGTCTTCTCGGTTGTCTGCGTGAGATCGTAGACGCCGATGGCCGGAAGCTCGTCTTGCTCGAAGTGCGTCCGCCAATCTTCGACCGTCGCGCCGATGTCGGTCTGGTAGCCGTTAGCAATGCGAATCTCCCGCATGCGAGCGACAACCGCATCGACCAACTTCTGCCGCAATGTCTTCGGTGGATCTGGCATCACTCACTCAGGTAAACAGTTGAGAGTCCGGTCCCGTCGTGATGAACGCGCTCGATCTTGTAGACGACGGCGTTCATCGTGGCCGTGTGGCCGCGCTTGACGCCTGCCAGGTCGCTGGTCTGCGCCGTCAGGAAGGGATTGCCCGCCTCGACCGCCGTGTCGTAAATCTCGACCGATTGCGTTGGATCGTTGAAGATCCCCGGGATCGAGCGTGTGCTCGATCCCATAGTGATCACCGCCGCCACCGCAAAGCCGCCTGATACGTCAAAGAACAGAGAAAGATCTTCGTCGAAAGCCATGGCTGGAAATGATTAGACGATCAGCTCCTGCGCGTAGCCACGAGCTGTGGCCGAGGCCGGAGCCTCCGAAGCGCGTGACAGGACGGCCACTGCTGAGGCATACGTGCCCGCTGTGCCGTCGCCGCCCGTCATCGAGAGGTCAAGGTAGCGCTTGCGGCCATTCAGGTTGACGTGGATCGCATAGAGCTTGTTGTCATCGGTCGCCGCTGGCAGCGTGGCCGGAGAGACTGAAAAGTCCGCGCCGTCAACATCCGCTGCGCCGGACATGTCCGAAGCATCCGATTCCCTCAGCTTCAGCGCCGCGAGCGCGATGTCGAGCGCGCCCAAAAGGATGATGATCGACACGTAGCGAAAGCCGAGCGTGTCGATGGTGTTCGTGGTGAAGGCTGCGTTATCGACAATCGCACCCGGATTGGTGACGGCGACGACCTTCTGTGCAAGACTGTTAATCATGATCGGTTCCTCTTAACTGCAACTTCTGGGAGGGGCAGCTTGAAGCGCCCCTCCAGATAACTTCAGCTTCTCAGCAACTACGCTGCCTGCAATTACTGAGTGATCAGAGCGACGAGCGGACCGGCCTCGCGATTTGCGGCAGTCGCCGACGCATTGCCAACGTCGTGGACGTTGATGTCAAAGCGCTCCGTGCCCTTGATGCTGATCAGGTCCTCTTCGAAATCAGTGTCGTTCGAATCGGTGAGCTTGATGGTGACGCCGCGACGGTCGCCGAGCATCGCTGCCTTCGCCAGGTCGCCGAACAGGAGAGGTATCTGGCCCGAGGCGGTAGACTTTGGCAGAACCTGCGCGATCTCCACCTGGTAGCCCTGAAACACCTTGACGCGCTGGCCCTGCATCTCGGCAGCGGTCGTGCCGCCGCCTTCGAGGATGATGCGCTCCAACACCTCGCTCCAGAACGTCTTGTGGCAGAAGAAGCGCGCGTTCGGCGTGTCGGCGTACTGCGGCAGCCGCCCGATCAGCCTGAGCATATCGCCGCGTGTGATCGCGTCCCAGTTATTGCCCGACGCCACGATGAGTCCGGCGATGTTGCCGACGGTGCCCGACAGGCCCTTGATCTTATTGATTGCGCCGGTGATGCCGTGAAAGTCGCTGGTGCCGTCGCCGTTGAAGCCGCACTCGTCCTCTGTCTCGGTGAAGGCATAAGCGATTTCACCGGCCAGATCGTCGGCCATCATGACGATGGCGTCTTCGTTCAACTCCTCCTCGTACTTGGCGAGCACGCCCCACTTACGCGCGAACAGCTCGACCATGTCCCAGTTCTTCTTCGACTCAGTGATGCGCCGGCTGCCGCCCTTCGCGCCGATGGGATAGGCTTTGAGGCCGCCCTTGCGTCGCGGGCGCTGCTTGCTGTCCGTCGCCATCGGGACGATGTTGGCGAAGCGGCGGAAGATGCCGAACTGCTCGCGCAGGTCGATCATCACATTCTCAAACTCCGTCGGGACGAGCACGCCGCCTGACTCGTTGTCCGACTCACTGTGCGCGCGTGTGATCGCGATACCCTGCTCACGGCAGAAGTCAGTGGCCTTTTTAAGCAGTTTAGGGGACTGTTCGCCCAACACTCGCGCGAACACTCCGGCGAGCATAAACATGCCGAAGCGGTATGCCTGCTCATGTGCGCGCTCGCCACGGAAGCTCTTCAGCCTGCCGTAAGCGCCGCGCGCGATCTGCACCTGTCCGCCCTGGCGCGCGGCCACTTGGCCCGGATCTTCAGTCGGATTAGGCGGCTGCGCGTTCTTGC